TCGAGTGATCCACCGGCCGCCGGCAGTGGTTGGAGGGTTGAATGTAAGCAGTGCCTGGCACGATTGGTTTGGTTTGGTGGTCCGTAACCATCCCATCACATACCTGACCTGATCCTCCCTCATGTTCGCGGCTTCATCGAATACCAGGAAATCGTGAGGTCTACCCTGATATTTCTTCTCATCGCCAGGGTTTGGGAAGGAGCAGAACTCTACCTGGACCCGTTGGCCATCAGGCCTAGTAAGTCTCCAGATATTGTCCTTTCCGTTAAATCCTATTCTATTGCCCAGCAGATCTGTGAAGCGGTCGATCACCCCGGTTAATTCGGTGCCGTTCATGCGGAAGATGCCAACTGTTTGGTGTTTGGTGAGAGACTTTCCTACCGCTAGATCCGTCTTCCCTCCACCGGCTGCGCCACCGTAACCAATAATGTCAGCCTTAGAGTGGTATGCCATGGACTGCGGGCCAGGCAGCGGTCTCCATACAACAGTGTCCGTTTGAAGCAACTGGTCCAGTTCAGCCAGTTCTTCCGGAGTTAGAAACCTTAGAATATCTGGATCAATCTTGATCAAGCTTCGACCTTTCGACTGCTTCGTTGATGATCTTGGCAGCCTGTGCTGCGCGTTCGTTGTTGGTCAATGGATTGAGAGGGGCATCTTCATCACCAGCAAGGATCGTCCGGTCACCGTAGACCTTCGGCAATTGCTTGGAGAGTATCCATTTCCGGGTATCAACCCTCAATCTCTGGTGCTGGACCCCGGCGTTATCGATCCTCCCGTCAGCCAGCTTAACAGGCTCTTGATCGGCGATATTCAATGTGTCATCAGCCATAACCTCAAGCCCCACTTGGCGAGAGTGGGCGTACTGAAGACGAAATTCTATGTTCGCATTACTTGCTAACCATTTTATAACTTGTCCAACGTGAGGGAAATCATCGTCCCGGCAGATTGATCGTAAGCTTTCACCGGTCTCCATGCGCTCACAGATTCGGTTACCCATCTCTTCAGTGAAGCTTGATGGCCTACCGACTGGATTCTTCCCTTCGGATTTTTCTTTAGTTGTCATGGTATTTTCTTGAAGTGATCTATTGATTGCGACCTGCGGGTGTAGTTGCAAATCTTTTGGACTCCCGCCACGGATATTGAATAACGTCTGGCAATTTCTGAGTAACTTAACCCCAGATCCTCTCTGAGGTCTCGGATGTGATCGATGTCATCATTACTCAATTTGGAATTATGATGATCCTGGCCAATTCTCCAGCCGAACTCGTTCACTGCTACATATTTACCAGGCTTATCACCCAAGATGGGGGGCATTGCTTATTAATTTGATTGCCCAAATCAATTCTGGAGGTGCGATACGGTTTCCCATAAGCCATTCCCGCCGTACGAACATGAGTACAGCTTCATTTTACACTGTTGAATTCATTACACAAGGCAGATAGCACTATAGATTCAGACCTGATTTTGATGCTCGAATCTATAGTTACAGTTTTGTCCGACAGAATGTCTCAAGGTAATTTGTACTTTTCCCTGCAATATGAACAAGCTCCCTCGATTAACCTACCGCTCCACTCCCCGCAAATGTCGCAGTCACCGGCCCGTCCAGGTCTCAAGGGTTTTCTTGCCGCCCTCAGTGCGTAATCGAGATCCTTTTCCATCTGTTCGTTACCTAAATCAGCTTCATCGCTCACAATAACTTCCCCCTGCTTTGCATAAATTCTACCGGGTCTTTTGCACCCTTTTGTTGGTTGCACTGTTGGCGCAGTAATTGAATGTTCCAATCCTCATTGGCCCCACCCTTTGCAAGTGGCATGATGTGGTCCATGTGGCAGTCATCACCCAATGGCTGGTTGCAACAAGGACATTTTCCTTTCTGGAGTTTAAAGAGTTTTGCTGATAATCCCTTAGATAATTTTCCTCCATTGGCAAGTTTTCTTGCGCGGCGATTTTGGTCCATTATGCGGCGAGCTTCCGGATTAGCCCTCTGCCATGCTAAAGAGCTAGCCCTTGACTTCTCTGGATTAGCCTTCAGCCATGCTAAAGAGCTAGCCTTTGCCCTCTCTGGATTAGCGGCATACCATGCCACGCTAGCCTCTTTAAGGCGCTCTGAATTGGCCGCATAATATAAAACCTTCGTTGCCTTAACTCGCTCCGTATTTTCTTTAGCCCATATCGTGCCGCGCTTTATAGCACATGGCTTACAACCACTTCTCGCATATCGCTCAGTCTCAACCTGGCACTTCTTGCAGAATTTAATAATCACATTCAGCATCATCTAATTCTTTTATAAGTTGAGTGTATTTAATCTTAATCTCCTTCAACTCTTGGATGGACCAGTATTTTGATTGGTGGACCCCTTCCAGAAATTCTAACCGTTCAGCACCGATCCTCCTCAATAACTCCTGGCGGTACGGGACGATATTACCATGCAGATGGCAGTTGCACGGCTGACACTGAAGGTGGACATTGTCCGGGTGGAATCTGAGAGATGATCTGGTGGAGGTCGGGAGATAATGTCCCGCATGGTTCTGGCCACCGTGGAAGCGATTACACGAGATGCAGGGCAACTCCCTATCTCTGACCCTAATCCACTTATTAAACGCAACCTGGGCCTCTTTGAGCCATGCCCTGCGGTCTTTATCTTTAATAGCTGCTCGTGCTTTACGAATCTCCGCGTTCTTTTCCTTCTTTTCTTTGTTTTCTTTCTTCTGTCGGTTGATTAGATTCAACTCGATAGCGCAGCCAAAATCACAAACTGCTTGCGTGGTGGCGCGGGGGGAAAATTCAGTTTTGCAAATTACGCATCGTTTGCTTTTTACAGCTTTAGACTTATTGCCTTTCATACTTCCCTGGAATGGAGTATTTCTTGGCGCCAGCAACGCAGTCAGGGCAGATCTTGCGGGTGACCTTGCCCCACTTGTTAAGCTTGGTTGCCCATAGCGGAGGGTTACTATAGTCTTTTGTTCTCCGGCATTGCATACAATACTTGGTCATGCCGGGTTCTCGGGAATGTTTTTCATATATTAGAAGCCTTCATTTCTATTCGTGCAGTCGCTTCTAACGTCTGCCAAACAGAAACTTTACACTGGGCTGCGATCATCATCCACCTCATCGTTTCGTATTCCTCGATGGCAACACGGATCGCGGCCAAGTGATCCTGGTACTCTTCATGAGCATAAGCGAAAGCCTCCTTCGCAGACTCAGTCTTTAGATCTGACTGATTCATAAGAATACTCTTCTTTGATTTACGGAACTCTTGGAGATAAATCACATTCGCCTTACACCTCCCATACTCCTCCGCGTTGTCCCGAAGATAGTCGAGTGCCTTGAACGGGCTTATTTCGTCTTTCATTTTTAACCTCTTTTGTTTTGACTGCTGTGTATTGAAAGGAAGGAGGGTAGACTCTTGATCTATCCCCCTTCTTCTTTGGCAATGGGTCGGGATGAACCGTTATAACCGACTCCGACACGATTTCAAACTTACGACCATGCCAGTGAATCAACTCGTTCGTCCTACGATCATGTTGAGACAGTGGTCCTCGACCCTTTCCTTGTCTATGTCACCCCATTTCTCACGTTTAAAAATAGTATTCATGTATTCTTCGACTAGCTGTGGCTTAGACTTCCCCCTCACCCTGGTGTTAGGACTCCAGGTCCCAAGCTTATTCAGAAAAGCGATCTCGTGGCTTGTTACCCATGCGAAATTTTCAGAGGCCATTTTATACTCCAGTTGTTTTGATTGATTTAATTGTGGCTCTGATATTTGTAGATACATAATCCTTACGCTTATCCACAGTATCAAGACCCATTTTTTGATTCCACTTCAACGCCTCGCTTGTATGAAAGTTCTCATAATGCTCCCTGCATACATTTGATTTGTTAACTACAAGTATTGCACTTCCCCTGCACGATCCAACAGAGCAATTAACAAACGGCCTGCTCTCCGGCTCACTTCCTCTTTGATTGTATAACATCATTTAACCTCACTCGTAATAGTCTAAGATCATCAATTACTTCCACTCCTTCCCGTCTTGCCCTTTCGTGCGTTGCTTCTTCTGTGTCGTACCAGTTCACATGAGGGCCTCTTAACTTTAACTCTGGCACCGTGGCAAGCCAGTCCGCACTAAAACCGGCCCACCCCTGCTCAACACAAATCTTTATACCAGCGTTCATTGTAAGACCTGCACCAACAATCTTTTTGGATATCGACTCGAATGCTGTTGGAGTTAAAGGAAGCCTCTTGATCTTTCTTATTGATAACCAGTCTTTTGCTATTTGATTTTCTACTCCCGCATTGAGAAGCATCGATAGATGCGTATGTATCTTTTCAGGAATCAATGAATCAGGAATCAATGAATCAGGGCGTTTCGCTTTCGTTAAATCAGCGGTATCTAACGGTGGAATAACCGTTATTCCTTTAACTCCATGATCTACTTCAGAAAAACCAGGCAGCACGCTATCCTTCTCAGTGTTATGTGGAGACTGATGCTTGCTGAAATTCACCACTTGAATTATGGCTTGACCAGATACAGAGTACCTCCGGATGAACCCAGTGCGTTCAAGTTCCGTTAGATAACCGTTAATGTCTATATTTTCACGGTACGGGAACGTTTCGGCCCTTACCCTCAATGGTCTATCTTCGAGCCTTCCTTGCTTGTCAGCCAGAGTCCACAGCGATATAAATAAAATCGTTATAAGCGGGTCCATGGTGCCTAGCAACTCATTCTTAAAAATGCTTGGTTTTATATTCCTAGCGCGCGCCATTTCGCACCTCGATACATAATTTAATAAAATCGTCTATGTTATTTTTAGCTATGATATGGACCACCATTTTGCCTAACTCAAAACTTTCTTGAGAAATACATAGGGATCCGCTTTCAGAAATATAAACTTCAGTTTCGCTTTGTGACTGTATTTGCTTGATTGTATCTATCATAATTAATATCCTTTGTGATGGGAGCCGGGAGCAACCCGACAAACGATAGCCGCAACGGAGCATAGGCGTTTCGCCCTGGTCCCATCATAAAAGATACTAGTTATTTGCATTTGGTACTCCGTTGACTGCCCAGTTTGCGAATCCAGGCAGGGGTGATTATATCAGTATTTTGCTTTGATAAGGAAAGCTTTGCTGACTCGGATGCTTTCTCCAAACCGGTTCTTAACATACACCCGCAAGCCTCGGTCTATGATATGGCCATCAGCCTGCAACTCTGACAACCGGCGGCTCAACTCAAAGATTCCGAGCTTCTCATAGGCCTGGATGCGAGTGACACTGCCGCGCTTCTTTAACCATTCTAATAACCTAAATTTCTGTGATTTCATTTCAGTCTCCAATTTTGAGGGATAGGTATTCTGACAGCCCTCATTCTTAATAAAACAACATTGACCTGACTAGCAGTCAATACGTCCGGGAAACGCTGGATACTGTTTCTGTGACTATATCCAAGCTTTGTTGCCGCCCTTTCTGCGGTTCCCCCCAACAATTCTATAAGGTCTTTTTTGTTCATCCCACATTATAGGCACAACAATTGTACAGTTGCAAGTGATTTATTTATGCACAATGGTGTTGCAATTCGTTTGGTTCTGATATATGATTTGGTTGTGGTCGCAGCAAACAACTTAACTGGAGATATAAATGAGCAAATACGACAAATACGGAAGTGATCTTAACAAGTGGGTGCCGGAGTTCGACCCCGTCCCATTCTTACTGATCGCCGTGATAGTCCTGACACTGGCACTCGTTTCATCAATCGATAATTGCGGAGTTTAAAATGATTTTAAAAGACATCATCGAGCAGCAAGTAACTCAGTACCAGCTCGGAGTTGCTAGAAGTATTCTGAGTTTCAACAGCATCAAAGACCCAGCGACTCGCGAAGCTTTGCTGAAGTCGTATCGCGCAATTATTGAGAGGGCAGATGACCAGCAGGAGGAACGTCAACGTACCTACGCATCAAAAAGTGAAGATAGCTCACTGGACGAGATCCTGGACGATCCTAGACGTGGTCAGGCAGCATCTATAAACAAAGGAGATTATTAAAATGACACCAAGTGAACTGAAGCGGAATGTTGAGCAAAGTGGATTGGGTGAGTTTTTCTTTACTCGTAAAACGATGGGGTTCTTTGGGGATACCATGGCCAACTACGGAGTGCGGGATGCCGGAGATAGCTGGGAGTTGCGCCGGAAGAAGCCCGTTAGGTACGGATTGCAGTCCTCTCACTTTTTTAAAAAGTTAACATTTGAGCATTTTGTAAAATAAACGGAGAAATAACATGAACATTTATCAGAAAATTAACGAAGTCCGCAAGGCGATTGACTACATCAAGAAGGACCGGAGTGTCAGCACTGGAGGTGGCTCGTATCGCGCTGTTAGCCACGATGCCGTGACCGCCATACTCAGGAAGCATCTGGTCGAACAGGGAATCATTTGTGTCCCTACCCTGATCAAATCTGAGACTCACCCAAAGGAAGAGGGGTCAAAGCAATTCCGGTACGATGCCACCTACTCATTCGAGTTTGTGAGCGCCGAGGCCCCAAGCGAGAAAGTGACCATAGTAATCGAAGCTCATGCCATGGACAACGCTGACAAGGCTCCAGGGAAGGCAATCTCGTACGCCAAAAAGTACGCGGTTCTAAAATTGTTTGAAATCGAAACTGGGGAAGATGAGGAGAGCCGGTATCCGGATCTGGAGTTATTGTCAAAAGAGAAGTTCGATCAGTTCTGTGCCAGCATCCGGGCCTGTATCACAACCGATAAAGCTAAGGGTGAGTGGCAGAAAGGGTTGGCGGCTTGCCAAGAACTGGGAGATGTCGGGTCTGCGAATCTTCTGAAGCGGGTGCTTCTTGATCACGCAGAATTTATCGACAAGGCGGCGAAATAATGGACATCCAAGGATCGGATGCCTGGTTCAAGGCCAGGATGGGCCGTGCCACAGCATCATGCTTTTCCGATGTTCTGGCCAAGGGTCAGGGTCTGACTCGCAAAAAGTATATGCTCAAGATTGTGACTGAGCGATTGACCGGCAAGGTGGCTGAATCATTCTCCAACGTCCATACGGACAGGGGGACAGAACAGGAGCCGTTCGCACGGATGGCATACGAGTCCTCGACCGGCAATCTGGTTGAGGAGGTTGGCTTCGTCCCTCATGCATCTATCATGGCCGGCTGCAGCCCTGACGGGTTGATTGGGGCAGATGGTGGGTGTGAGATCAAGTCGGTCCTTCCGCATATCCAGATCGAAACGATCCAGGCGGGAGGGTATCCATCAGGTCACCGGGCGCAAGTACAAGGGTGCCTGTGGTTGACCGGGAGGAAGTGGTTTGATTTCTGCTCCTACTCTCCGGATCTGCCGGATAATCTGAACTTGTACGTTTACCGTGTCGAGCGAGATGAGGATTATATTAAGGCTCTGGAGCTTGAAGTGATGATATTTTTACGGGAAGCGGATCAGATGTATCAAAAACTTTTTAACTGGGGGAAATGATGAAATGCAAAAACTTGTTTCAAGCAATCGGTCAGGTTATTCCGAACGAGAAGCCTAAAGTAATTGGCACATTTGCAACGGAAGGAGGGGCAGCAAAAAAAATTCAAGAATTTGTAGATGACCGCCCAGGGAAATCTTGCGGATGGGTTGAGTGCATAGCTGGGGGAAATGATGATTCTTGAGGAGATGTTCGCAGACTGCCCAAGGACCGTACACTGGGCGGTTGAGTACACTAGGGCTAATCCACCGCTGGTATGCGACAGCACCAGGCTCGACCTTGTATTCAACTACCCGGCTCAGATTGCGTATCTGCAACGGATATACCCTGGAAAGGCGGTTAGTAACTTTATTGATAGTGTAGAGGAGAAGAGAGGCCGCAAGAATATATTCTCCAAACACGCCAAAGATATGTCGGAGATGCTGGACCAAGGTAAATCATTGATCCAGATCGCTGAATTTTTCAGCACGGTAAACCATACTTTGAGGTATTATTATTGCCGAAAAGTCATTGATGAGTACCGGTCCGACAACCATCTCCCGCCCAGGGTTCAGAGACCACGCAATGGCCCACAGAAGGAGTTTGTTAGGACCGAGCCAGTAAAGAGCAGAATGCCGGAGATCGAGTTTATGATGAGTAAGATCGATCCCAACACCGGCCAACTGTACCTGGCTCACCGCATATCAGTGTTGTTATGTATGAACCATGGAACAGTAGCATCCTGTGTACGTCAAATCAGAGCATCTAAAAAGGAGAGTAAAAATGGCATCAGTAAATAAATTCATCGGTATCGGCAACTTAACCAAAGACCCGGAAATACGCCACCTACCATCCGGAGAATCTGTAGCCAACTGCTCTATCGCATGTAACGAACAGTGGAAAAACA